AAGTGAAAATACAGAACTCACAAGACTAATTTTATCACAAAATGAAATCAAAGCAAGTGATGGACAAGTAAATATCACTCTTGACAGCGCCACATCTACAGCATTTGCAGGATTTGTCCAGATTGGTGGTACTCACATTAAGTGTGACTCTAACGTAATTGATATTGCAGATACATCACAAAGAGCAGCACTATTTAAGTTTGCAGAAGATGTTATTATCGGTGCTAATGATCTTGGTATTGCAACCATTAGAAATAATGTTACTGAACTTACTGGTTTCTTAAGACTCAAAAAGAATGTTATTCAAGCAGACGATGCCGCAACTGCGATTGAAGTTGGAACTGGTGGAACATTTACATCTATTATTGGAGATCTAATCGTTGGTGGTAATGACATTCAAACTGGATTTGGTATCACTAATATTGAAATGGTTGGTGATACTAAAACTATTTTCTATGGTGATATTGAAGTTCGTGGAAACGAGATCTTATCTTCTGATGGAAGCATCAACATCTTGATGTTTGATAGTCAAGAGTTAACAAGTTTTACTGGTAATATTAGAGTTGAAGGAAACAATATTCTAGCAGGTACTGGTGATACAAACATCACCATGGTCGCAAATAATAATACCATATTTGCTGGACCAATTCAAGTCAATGGTGACACTATTCGTGCAAGTAATGGTCAAGATAATATCTTGATGGATAGTGATGTAAAGACAACGGTTAAAGGTGATTTACAGGTAGGTACAGGCACAATGCGTGCTGGTGATGGAACTATCTGTATTGCAATGGAGGGTGGAACTGGTGATGTAGGAATTACAAGTGATTTAACTGCCAACAGTGCATTCTTTAATGGTCTTGAAGCAAGACTGAATGTTCAGGATGTCAACATTAGAGATAACCTTTTAACACTTGGTCTCATTGAAGATCCACTGAATGAAGGTACACTTATTCCACCTAATGTAGCAGCAGGAAATACTGGTGATGCTGGTATTTTGATGGCACGTTATGACGTTGGTCTCTCAACTCATAAGTATGCTGGTATTTTCTATGATCAATCTGTTGGAAGAGTTGCAATCCGCACTGATGTAAATCCTGATCCTGGCACTGGTGAAGTTGGAAGAAATCGTTATGTCCTACCTCAAGGACTTCCATCAGAGATGGAACTACAAAATCTCTATATTAAAATAAACAATACACTTGGACTTACTACAATCTTTGAAGCAGGAACAGTTGACACTGGTGAAGAAGTCAAAGAGGTTCTAAATGTTGTGAATGTTGAAATTGATGGTGGGTTCTATTGACAAGATCCTTGATTATGAGTAGAATATCTCTGTCAGGGATCAAAAGGAAGGCTCTTGACAACTCTGAGACTTATCTATATAATGCTAAGACACTATTAACGGAGTATTTTCATGGACCCATCTGAGATTTTATTGCAAACACCATCAAAATCTTTTGAATATGAGAAAGTTTCAAGAGAAATTGATAAGATTGACGATGTTGAGGGTCTGAGAAAAATGCTTAAGGCATATGTAAAATTATATTTCAAACAGCAAGAGACAATTAGAATGATCTGATAAGACCAGTTTGAGAACTGTCACAGGCACCTTGACTTTCGGGTCAGGGTGCTTTATATTATATTCATTGACACGGAAACCACTTGACCATCTCTCTTCGTCCTCATCAGCAACGTGCTTGTGATGCTATGCTGAAGCACGATCTTGGGCAAGTAATCGTGCCGACTGGTGGTGGAAAAACCATCTGTATGATCCAAGATACTATTACAACTCATGGTGCAATCAACAGTGGCACCACTACTGTTGTTGTTGCTCCTCGTATTCTTCTTGCTGAGCAACTTTGCAGTGAGTTTCTGGAACTGATTGACACTAAAAATGTCCATGTGATGCACGTTCACAGTGGTGAAACTCACCACTTCAGCAGCACCAAAGCAGACCAAATTCACATGTTTGCTAATGTTGCTCGGACTGCTGGTGATTCTTGCATTATTTTTACCACTTATCACTCCCTGCATAAAGTTCAGCAGGCAGATATTGAAGTCAATACCATTTACTTTGATGAATCCCACAACTCAGTCACCCGTAATTTCTTTCCTGCTACTGAGCACTTCAGCACTTTTGCTGATCGTTGCTATTTCTTTACTGCGACTCCGAAACACTCTGCTACGGTGATGAAACCTGGCATGAATGATCGTGAGGTTTATGGTGATGTGATCTGTCAGGTTCCTGCACCTGAACTTGTGAACAATGGTTTTATCATTCCTCCCAAGGTTGTTGTCAACGAACTTGACAATGCTGATCTGTTTGCAGATGTTCCTGCACGGGATTCTGCTCACCTGATCAAAACTATTGATGAGACTGGTGCTGACAAAGCACTGATCTGCTCCAAGTCTACGAAGAACATTGTCAACCTGATTGGTCAGTCTGACTTTACTTTCCAACTGGAGATCCGCGGATATTCTTACATGTATATCACTGCCAAGACTGGTGCTGTGATTGATGGTCGTAAGGTCAACCGTGAGGTTTTCTTTGAGACTTTGAGTGCATGGGGCAAAGACAATGAGAAGAAGTTTGTTGTTCTCCATCACAGCATTCTCTCAGAAGGTATCAACGTCTCTGGTCTTAATGCTGTGATCTTTATGCGGTCTATGGACTACATTGGTATCAGTCAGACTATCGGACGTGTGATCCGACTGCACAAAGATGATGCTGAAGGTCTTCGCAACGGCACTATCATTCCTGGCAAACTTGACCAGTATACTAAATCTTTCGGTCTGGTTTGCATCCCTACCTACAACAAAGTGGGTATTCAAACTGCTCAGAAGATTCAAAATGTTGTTGACATTGTGTTTGAGCAAGGTGGTGCTGCTGTTTCTACAATCAAGAGGTGATCTATGAAGTATACATATAATAACTCATCACTGTTAGAACCTGATTTTCGCAATCAATACTGCTCAGATGATGGAAACTTTGTTGTGATTCCAATGGCAGGTAAGAAAGAAAAATATACCACCATCATCGAAGGAAATCCAACAGGGAAGGTCTATGGTAAATTTGACACAGCAATGAAAAATGTGTTAAAATTACAAGACCGATATAATAAAAAATCTAAGAAAAAGTAGTATGTCAAACTTTTCATTATATTGTGATGTTCCTGAAGATACTGGTGATTACCTAATTCCATTATTTTCTACTCCTCTATTGCACTTGAGAGTACAGAATTGGGAAGAAAAAAAGAAAGATCTTTTAGAAATCTTTGAAAAAAGAAAAACTGATTCTGAAGCATGGCAAATTGGCGCAAGAAGAGATAGTGCTCTAGATGTAGAGACAGATTATCATCATAATTACGATCATAATCTCGATTACAGTGAGGACATTACAGATATTCTTGAAGATGAATTAGAAGCTTTTGCAGATACTTTTAATTGTAGTGTAGAAGTTTGTACTACATGGTTTGAAAAGGCAAAAACAGGAAAAATGCACCAAGTTCATAATCATGGTATAAATGGATTTAGTGCTGTTTGTTTTATTGAGTTTGATCCTAAAAAACACACTCCTACTGTGTTTTTGAATCCAAACCTAGCAGACGTTGAAATTGCTAATGCACTTCCTCCATGTATTAGAGAAGGATCAATAATCTTTTTCCCATCATATCTTCTCCATTATACTGCACCAAATGAAAGTGATATGGATCGTGTTATTCTATCATTTAATACTATGGTAGAGTATGAGCATTGTACTTTTGAAGAAGAAAGAGAACTTCAAAAAGGAGGAGAATATTTTACTGAAGATGTCTAAATCATTTGTTCTTAGAAACTTTTTATTTCAAGATGATGTAAAAGAACTCAATCAATGGACCATTGATAACTGCCATCAAGAGTTCTTTGAGGATGCTAACATGGATCCCGATAATCCTGGAACAAGATTTACAACTCGGTTTCCAAATGAGGATGTTGCTCCAGATATACAATATCCCAAATCTGCATTTTCAGTTAAACAAAGGATTGTAGATTATTTTCATTTGAAAGGATATAAAAATCCACCATCATATAGTCATGGTATTGTTAATGGTATTGGGTATGCTGGTGGTAGAATAGAAAATCATATCGATCCTACATATTATTCAAATACTAAAACTGTTCATTTCAATGCCATAACGCAGCAGGCATCTAGGGGTGGACATACTATCATTGGTGGTGTAGAATATAATGATCTTAATCCTACAGATCTTCTAGTTTATCAGGTATCTGAAATTTATCATGAAGTTACACCAACAGAGGGTAATATACCAAGAATATTGTGGGTATTTGGTTTTTGTTTGGATGATATAAAAATAAAGGAGATATTCTTATGATAGACTTGAGTAAAGATCCAACACTATTTGAGACTAATGATTTCTCA